TTCACGCACTATCTCTGACCAATCCATGTGTCGCCAACGGTTGCAGTAAACCATCTCAGCTTTATTGTTTAGGATAGTAAGTACCGTATAATCATCCGCCCTACCTATATCAATACCAGCGTAATATTTACCTGTGAGTTCAGGTTCAAGAGTAATTTTTACATCCTTAAACATTCCAGCACCACCATCAATAAACTCAGCTAAGTATTCTTGTCTGAATACATGATCCGGTAAAGTTGCCCTTGCATCATCTATTTCAGTTGGGTTAATCATTGGATTATCGTATGAAGTCATAGTGAAAGACTTGTACTGAGGATTGTACCCATCCAACTGGTAAAGTTTGTAAAAGTGATTTCGACCTTTTGGAGTTGAAATAAGTAAAACCTTTTTACCCTTAACAATTACGGTTGCCCTTAATACTTCAGTCCATGATTGCTCACTCATAAATGCAAACTCATCACAAACCAAATACTCAAAAGTAAATCCACGAATATTATCGTATCGTTCAGCACTAAAGAACTGAATCGTACTACCGGAAGCATATTCAAGTAATAACTCACTTCGGTTAACTGTTTTGTAAATCTCAGGTCGCTTTGCAAACGCTTTATAAACCTCATCAAATACTTTCTTACATTGCTTATACGTAGGTGATACCCAAGCGCATTTAATACCATTATTGTTCAATGCCCAATAAAGTAATTGATTGCTAGCAAGTAATGTCTTGCCAAACTGCCTACCGATATTCAGAATATAATATTTCTCACTCCCCCAATTGATGGAGTTGTGAATCATCATCTGCTTCTCGTGTGGTGTGTATAGTATCGCTTTTGCCAAAGTCTGCTCTAAATAACATGTTACCTCGTATCTCTAAATTATTCTGCTCTATGTAGCCTCTCTTCTTGCCTTTGCACTTTAAAAAGAATATTGTTGAAAGTGGATTACCTTTTGCAATTTGTTTTAATAACTGACTCTCTGCAAAGTCCAAAGCTGCATTTTCCATATCCTTTACTGCTCTTCTATATTCTTTATCCTCTTTCATCCAACGGTAATGCGTGTCCCTCGATATATTCATTGCCTTACAACTCGCTGTTACATTGCCTAAGTTTAATTCTAAGGCTTGAATCATTTTGTCTTTGAAGTTATCAGGTAGCATAAAGTCCCTCCTCTTTTAAATGGTCTATTAATGTTTCAATAATCATGTGAACGCAACCGCCACAGTTACCAGTTGGTGGATGCCCTATGTCATGATACAATTCACGTAGTTGTTTAATCGTTTCATTTGTAGGCATTATTGATTTATACTGGTCATAAACCATCAATTGATGCTTGAATCCTTCTAATCTTTTTCGTTGTTCAATTGTCATATTATTTTAATTAATCTTAAAAAGTTATATATAAGAACTGAAATAAAACCTGCAACAAGTCCTTTGCAAATTGCAAACCATAAAGCTTCATGCGTCAAAAAGTAAGAATGTAACCCAACTCCCCAAAATGATAAGCACAATTCACAATCAAATGGTTTAATGCTTTTCTTCTTAAATGCCCATTTAAATCTCTGAGGTATTCCGGTAAGATGCGCCCATGTTACTGCGGATATTATGATGTAAAGTTCAATCATATTACATTCCTCTCATTGTAAATATTACACTTTTGGTTATATTGTCTGAATAATACTCAGAATAAATACCGGGATCAGTCAACTTTAATTCTAATTGATTTAATATAATTGTTGCTGCTGATTGGTCTTGTCTATGAAATAAAAATCTTTTGTCTTTTGATTGATTGTCATGTAACCTGCTTCCATCAAATACATTATCTTTTGCAGCTTTCAACCATCTTTCAATAAACTTTTTTCCTAGTTCATTGTCAGTATTAAATCCAAACATTGATGTGCTACAATCTTGATATTTCTCTGCTTCATCTCTTGAAACATTAAAATATTCTAGGCACTTATCAGAACAACATTGAGCTGCATTATAACCTGACCGCCAAAAATAATAACCATGTTCATTTATAACATCAAATATTTCATTTGGATTTCTAATGGCCCAAACAGAACAATCAAGCCATAACACATGAGTGTATTTTCTTTTTAATACTTCTGTAATTGCTGAAGCTTTAATATTGTATGGATTCTGTTTATTATATTCATCATTTGGGAAATTATCAAATGTAATTATATCACCATTAAAGCCATGATAAATCAAAGATTCTTTCAATCGTTTTGTTCCTAATGGATACCAACCTGCACCATTAGAAGCATTAACAATACAATGTTTAATATTAGAGTCCATATTTAGTAGTGGGATTTTCGTATTTATAATTGTAGAAATATAAAAACTCATCAATAAATACTTCAGTTGATAAATGTTTTTTTAATCTCATACTGTATTCATAATCTTCACCAAAAGATTTATTTGGAAACATACATTTCAATGCTATTTCTTTTTTTACTGGTGTTTTATGATAAATCGACCTAACATATCTAAAGCCATCTACATTCTCAGACCATTGATATTTATTTGAACTTGATGCAATTTCTTTAACACCTTCCATGTCGCACATTATTTTAAAACCAACACAATCTGGTTTGCTTTCAATTGCATTTAATATTAATTCAAAATATTCATTAGATACATTATCATCATCATCAACAAAACAAATGTATTCACCTTTTGATTTATTAATAAGGTCATTTCTTTTTTGTCCTATTGTAACACTTCCCTTTGGCCTGTCATCAAATAAAATCTCAACTTCTTTGTTTAATGCTAATTCATTTAATTTATTAAATAATACATCAAACTTTTCTTTTCTCTGAGGTATAGTGCATATCAAAACAGATAACTTCATAATGCCATTATAATGTTTTCATGATTAAATAAAACTGATTTCATTCCAAATCTTTCACAATACTCAATATATTTATCAATGTTTTTACCATTATGTTCAACGCAAACCATTTGAGTTTTAGTCTGTTTTAAATTGATTTGAGTCAATATCTGTAAGTCAAGACCTTCAGCATCTATTGTTATAAAATCAAACTTTCTTACTTTACGCATTATTTTAAAATCATTCCAAGTAAGAACATTTACTTCTGTTTCTGTAAAAGTTTCTTTTGTCCATCTTTTTGTTTCCTCAAAATTTAATGAACTTAATAAAGCATGATCTCCATTACCTAAATGTTCTCCGGATTCATAAAACTTTGCTCTTTCTGTTTTAATACCAATAGCGCAGTTTTCTACTTTTACTTTTTTAAAATCCTTGTAATTTTCAAGACATTTATTGTAAGATTTTAAAGATGGCTCAACAAGTATTCCCTTCCAACCTAATTCTGCTAATGCTCTTACATTAGATAGTGTAACACCATCGTTTGCACCTATATCCAAAAAAGTTCCCTTCTTTTCTGAGAAGTAGTTTAGTATTATTTGTTCCTCGTTGTTCTGTGAATACATAATTATAAATAAAAGTTTTTTGCTGCTCTGTTAATGTATGTTTGTCTGTCTTTTTCATATGTTACGTGATGTTCTGTTTTAGCATATTGTGCATCCATTTGTCCTTTGCCCCATGCCGGGTGTTCGTGGTTAAAGATATGTTTGTTTACTAACTTATAGCAACCTCTAAGCTTGGCAACATCTTGCGCTTCGTTGTCGCAATAAACTGATTCGTAGTTTGGATGATATATATATCCATCACGTAAATAATACTTGCGGCCAATGATTGACATTGTTGCTAGATCACCTTGATTGCCATCGGGGAAGTGTACAAATAAATCGTTATTATGAACAAATGCTTCTAATATGTCCAAATCAAAATCCTTTTTAATAAACACTTGATCATCTGATACGTTCACCAATATATCCCACCACCTGTCCACTAAGTCCATATCTCGGTTTATCGCATCAATCTTATTCTTTGAAGTACCGATTATCTTTTCATGCTCGGCACTAATCAACTTAAAATATTCGGCAAGCGTAGGATCATCTTCATCTAAGCTTATCTGAATGAAGTAATCAGTCTTACCACTCATGTTGCTTACAATTGAATCAATTGTTTTCTTTAGCCTCATCGGTCTGCTTCTCGATGTCGCTTTGAACATTATTGTCATGCTTCTTCTTTTTAAATTTAAAATACTTAGATCCAAAAAATATCAATAAGGTTATTGTGTTTAAAAAACCAACAACTGCAAAAAAGTTTACAAATAATCTAATCATGGTTTAAAAGGTTTAAAATAATTATGTTCAGTCAATTCACGTTGAAATACTTTAAAGTTATGCTGGTAGTTACTTTGTTTTTGAAAATCGGTAACACTTGATTCAATTTTCTTTCTGCTATAATCGTGAGCAAATAAATACTCAGGTAGTTTATCGGGCATCATGTATGGTGTTGAAGTTAAACCTGACT